GTCTAGCATTTCCAAAATCTGTATAGCCGTTAACTCTTCTATAGCCGCCATCGGGATCGACTTCAAAGTTTTTAAGTTCTGTAGCAAATCCGGGCTGACCAAGAAGCTCAAGCTGATTAAGATTAGTGTTTAAGCCACCTTTGCATGAAATGCCAAACGGTTGAGAAGCAGCCATACTATACGAATCTCATTCGGTCATCTGTAATATAAATTGGCGCAGGAGACATTAAGTTAGATCGCATACTCTTTAAACCTTTTTTATAATCTTCTTGTGCAAAAGCTGCGGATTGCGGGTTGTCTTTAAACTGCCACATATAGTATCTAGCTTTTGCCATAAGGACAGGAGAGTAGACATCGGGGAATAATAGTACATCGCTGTGTGCGCTTAGACGCGCAGGAAGATCCCAAGCAAAGTACCAGATACGATATACTTTATCCGGTATAGGACTAAGCCCAAACTTACGTCCGTCAGGGCTTCGAATGATACAATTAGGTTTACCGTAACTTTGCGTATCGGCATCGTCTAAGTTTTCTGAAGTTCTTCTAAAGTCTTTCCAGTTTTCTAGTGTTATGAAACGCAAGTTTCCATCATCGTAAGGAGGAGATTCTCCGGTAACACCTACAGTAGTAAGATAGAAGTTATCCCAATCTACTGTTCCATAATCTGTTGTAAGGCTTGAGCTTGCTGGCTTTAGTTCATACCAACGAGTTCCAGCTATTGTTTCTAAAAATACGTTTCCGTACATTGGGTCTGTTCCACCGCTATCGCCTACAGCTAAAAAAGGCCATTGAGGTTCTTCGTTTACTAGGTCAAAGTAAGCTCTATTGATGTTATCTTTAGCATGTTGTTGCACACTACGAGCAGCAGCAAAAGTAGCAGACGTTAGTACAACTTCGTTAAGCTCACGTAGAAGTTCGTTTGTTAACTGTAAAAAGGTTGTTGCCATCGTTTACACTGCCTTTGATTTAGTGGCGGGGGTTTCTTTGTCACCCCAAATTGCATCCCAGTTGTTTTTATACTTTTCTTGATTTTCAGGTTTATACCAGCTTCCGGTAGCGCCTAATGTTTTACCTTTCCTAGCACCTTTAATCATCATAGGCTTAGAGTCGCTTCCTAAAATAGCCATGCATTCTCCTTTTTAAAAAGATTGGGGGGCTTTTACACCCCCTTCTCTAATTACTTACTTAGTCAATACCGTAGAACGCTGAAACCATTGCTTCAGGTCGAAGTACCTTAGCACCGTAAACGTGCAGTCCTCGACAGATATCACCAAAGCTATCTGGGTCACGAATGACTTCAGTGCTTGTGATGGTCTGTGCCGTAGCAGTAGAACTCATGTGTCCACCAAGTATCTTACCTGCTGCGTTAGACGTAGCAGCGACATTGTTAGACTTATACATGTCAAAGCCTCGTAATTTACCGGAAGATACCAGACCATTACGGATAGAGCCTTGACCAGCATTGAAGTCAACAGACATCAACTTAGAACTGGACTGTCCCAACTGCTCGTAAAAGCTAGGTGGAGCCAAGAACCAACGTCCTTCTTCGGGGATATCCTGTTCGTCAAGAAGACGGGCCATGTAAGCCATGATATCGAGAGGATCATGCTCATCAGTTCCAAAACCAATGTCCAAGTTACCAGTACCGTCGAAAGTACCAGCAGCCAGATCAGTAGCATTGTCAGCACCTAATATGTGATTAGGGCTAGATGCAGAAACTCCTGCAAACATTGTAGCAATTACACCTTCATCAAAAGCGTCACGCAAAGCGTAAGCAGCAGATGAAGCAGCAACTTCTTTAAAGTTAACGTGGGACATTGCAGTTTCAATATCATCTACGATGAACTTGAAAGCGTTAGCCGTGTCAACAACCAAGCTAGTTTCTTGGTCAGTGAGTGCTGTTTTAGTTATGTCTGCGCCACGCTCATACTGGTAAACAGTAATTACGGGTTCTTTGATGATCTTTACAGAATCTCCAAAAGCAGAAATCTCACCAGAATAATCTGTGTTAGTAATAGCTTCTACAACTGAAGACTTACGAAAGAAGTTTAAAACCTTCTTTGAATAAACCTTCGGTAAGAAGAATGAGTTAGTTTGACCAGTTACAGAATTACCAAAGTTACCGTTGGTGTCTGTACTCTGCTCAAACAATGCGTCAGATGCATTATAAGCCATGTTGTGTTACTCCTAAAAAAAAGACAATTAAATTAGGGAACAATGCGGCCTTCCAATATAGCGTCATCAATTTCACTTTCGTATTTATCGAATTGGTTCATGGAAAGGGCAGCAATTTCCCGTTCACTCCAAATCCTCGGCTCTTTAGTATCTACACTGGTTGTTTTAGTAGATACAAAATCTGCTGCCGAAGACTTAGGCTGTGACCGTTGTCTTTTAGCTTTTGCGTTAGTATTAGTGATTCCAGTTTCCATCTTATAAAGATCAATAGCTTTGACAGCTAAACTAACATTATCAGGGTTCTCGTAGATCCAACTTTGAATTGCTTCAGGTTGTTCTGTTGCCCATTCATGAAACTTATCGTCGCCTCTTATATCCTCAAAATCAGGATGGCGAGATTTTAGAGTTTCTTCAGCTTCTCTACGTTGGATGCTTGATTCTCGTTGTTCAAGAACAGACATCTTTTGTTGAAGAGCTTGCATCTGTTGTTCACTTTGTTGGTGAGCTACAGTCTCTACGGTTTCATATAGATCAGGATATTGTTCTCTAAACTCATTAAGCTCTTCGGTTGACTTCGGTGGCGCATAGGCTGGTTGCCTTTCTATTGCTGCCGCTGTAAGTTCCTGCTCTTTTTGTTTAAAATCCGCAATCTTACTGTCATAATGTTTCTTTAGATCATCGTATCGTTTTTTATAATTGGTCGCTTTCTGAGGACTCTCTTCAGTTTCTTCAGGGGCCGCTTGGCGGGTAGCCTGTCGTTGAGATTTCTCGTTGTGAAACAACCCGGATGCATCTCCTCTGCTTGGTGCGTCTGGAACGTGCCAATCTTTACGAGAGTTATATGGGTTAGCTTCTTCTTCTTCACTTACTTCTTCAATTGCTTGAGACATTCGTCACACTCCTTTAGGGGCTTGTCAGTCTTTCAAGGTGGCTATATTGTTCGCGTAGTAATATAGGGTCTTGATACTTTAAGGTAGCCTGTAGGTAAATAAATGATAAGGGGTTTAAATTAATAAAGTAGCCTTATCCTTGTCGTACACTTGGCATTCTATTAGCGCCAAGCATCTGCTTTCGCAGTTCATCTTGCGTTGATTTCATTTGATCCATACCATACATTTGTTTCTCATCTTGCATGGGATCGAGTGTTAGTCCACCAAACGCTTTCTTCATGTAACCACCGTCATAGGCCATTTCAGCTTCATCCATAATAGATTGAAGATTGTCTGCGCCCATTTGATCGGTAGCTTTCTTAGTGAAAACAAATTCACCGTCCGATAACCTTGCGGGAATCGAATCTGATACTCCTGTGCCGGGGCCATCTACTTCCCCTTCACCTGAGAATTCTCCTGCGACATCCATAACTTTGTCAAAGATGCTGCTTAAACGCTCATCTGTTTCTAGAACGCTCATTAAATATTCTTGATCTTCTGCTTCTAAAGATTCAGTAAGTACAAACTCTAGGTAGCTGTCTTCCATTGCATCGTCTGGAAGCTGTGAAGCTTCTGCGGCTGCCATCTCGTTTTCTGGGATGTTGTCGTAAGTATCGACAGGCATGTCTTCTTCCATTCCCATTTCTGGTGGCATAAGCATTGAGCCTTCAGCATATTTCATCTTGCCGCCTTTGTTGTAGCTCATCTTGCCGCCTTTGCTGTACTCCATCCTGCCGCCTTTGTTGTAACTCATCTTGCCGCCCATAGACATGTTCTTACTGTCTTCTGGGTTACCTTGTTCTTCTTCTGCGTCTATTTGCTGTAATGCTTCTGAAACGTCTCTACCGTTAAAATTCTGTGTGCTTAATTCAAAATTTTTAGATATTCTTTCTCTAGCTGCGGAGGTCTTTGCTTTATCTAAAGACATTTTCATTTGCTTATGAAGTGCTATGTACTTATCGGAGTTGCTCATCATTTCATCTGACATTTTTTAATCCTCAATTCTCTGTTTAGCTTCTTTTATTTGTTCTTTTAGCTGTTCTAAATTACCCAGAGAACTCACTTTCCCCTGCTTGCGGAACATTTCCAGTTCCGATGTTGCCACCGCCAGTGCCTGTAACTCCAACATCTTGAGGTTGTTGAG